TGCCGGTGGGCATCGTTAAGTACTTGTTGCCAGAGGTCAGCGAACCTGTTTGATTCTTACGAAACGCAGGCAGCTCTACCGTCGTGTAGATTTTTTGCTCAGCGTTCTTAAAAAATAAAGACAGCTGATCCGCCGTAAAAGTTTGAACGCAGATGTCTTCCAACTGGTTACAAAGCGTTGCGTAGTCAGCCATGATTAGTCCTTCTAAGTAAAACAGCAGACATTGCACGGGGGCTAAAACCAAGCTCGGCGCACGCTGCCGTTAATGTGCTACCTTGACCCATACGCCTTTTTACCTCAATCACTGCTAAGTCCATAGCTTTTTGTTTCACTGAGGGTAGCCCTAAAGCCACGCAATTACTGTAGAAAGTGTTAGTTGCCACCCCGTGCTTTTCGCATAGCTTCGACACGCTTTCCCCTATTTTATACTGCGCGTAAACCAGCAGCGACAACTCTCTGCTTTTATCCGCTTCCGGACTTCTTGCACGTTTTAAACTTTCTGACAGTCTTGCGCGAGTTTCCGCGGATGGGCTGACCCCCAGCTGCCGTAGCTTGGCTTTGTTCCTAAAGCTTTCATCCATAACCATTCCCGTTTTACCGGTAGAAATGGCGCTTTTATGGGCCGCTGTTTTAGGTTTACCTAGCAGAGCCAGCGATATTTTTTTGCCACAAACGGCTTTAAACACCCCCGTCTTCATCACATTATAGCGGCTAAGTTTTATTAGTGCGCTCTCGTAAAAAATTCTCATGTTTTTAGCGCAGATCAACAAAACATCAAACCGGAATGCGGCTTCCCCGTACTTATGCCACGCTTTCTGTAATATAAAAGAATGGTGCTTACCCTTACGCAAAAGACACTTGTGCGTGCCCCAGCGACTTTTGGGACTTAGGGTACTACCTATGTACTTGCTGCCGTTTACGGTGTTTACTATTGCATAAACGTAGCCACAGTCGCTGTAGTTCACGGTTTACCCCTTACGCCATTGGACCACGAGCCATCGTGCCCTTGGTCGCTGCGCCGTTACCGCGGGTCTTAACACCGCTGCTTTTTACATCAATCGGCTGGTTAACGGTGTCTACTTTGTACACCGTGGGTGTCACCGGCATCACAACGACTTTTGGTCCCTTATTACTTTTTTTCATGTTTATCTCCTAAGATATAACTATTTTTACGTAGCCTACAGTACCGGCGCAGCTCACCCCCAATACTGGGAGAAGCAACGCTCGCTCTTCCGGGAACTCGTTAAAATCAGGTCTTGGGTTTCGCAGTGCTTGCGGGTCATCTACAGGAAACTCACCCAAATGCAGCTGTGGGTGATCCGGGTTCCAGCACTCAGTACATGCCATGACGTTGGTGTTTCTGCCTTTAACAATCAGTTCTCGCAGCTCTCTTAGCTTGTAAGTGAACCCGCATACATCACAGATTGATAGCGACTTTTGACCTGAAGCATACCGGCTGCTCATGGCTACCTCGTATAAAACATACGTGGTACGAAGCGAACGGGTGCTTTCTCACGATCTTCGCCCGCCGCCAGTTCAAACTGACGCTCGTATTCTGCCTGAATCATCGGTACACGCGGCATCAAGGCCGGGTCTTTCTGCGCAATGTAGTACGCCAGTCCTGCCACCAAACACGGCAAGAACCGGAAGTTTACATCGGGAGTCTGCACACCACTGCCAGCGTCCTGAATCCTGCGCATCCGCCAGTACTTAATAATGTAGTAGGGGGCGAGGATCGTACCTTGGTCTGGCACAGGCCACAGAGTGACCGTGGGGTTATCCCGGGCGCGATCAATATACAGCTGAATCGGCCGACCTTGGTTCAGTTTATTGGGAATAGTGGAGTAAGTAGAAACGCTTATCCGTGAGATGTTCAGGTCTGACTGAGTAGACGCATTACCCGCACCGGTGCGCACAACGTGCTCAAGCAGGTCTATGGTGTCGGCCGGCAGGTCGTAGGTGGCAATACCTTGACCGAGGTTTATCGTGCCTTCCTCAATCGTCCACATGTTAAGACCACGGTTCTGCCACTCAATAGTCAACAGGTTCATCGACCGTCTTGCGGTGCGAAGGTCGTACCCCGAACGCATCTCACGCCCAGCACGCTCCCACGCCTCTTCCGCAATCTCGGTGAAGTCTAGGTTAAACGCTGTGGTCCCGGATGTCGGCATTATCTTTTCCTCTTCAGCGGATCAACCCGTTTGGGCGCCCCAGCTGGTTGTCCCAAATTCTTCTTTTGGGCTATTCTGGACTTTTTTTCCGCCGCAGTCATTTCGCTTGAGGTCTTCGGCGTTTTCTCGGAGACCCGCTTGCTCGGTCTGCAGTAGGGCGTGCCGCGTTTTTCACCTTCTTGGCGACCACACGCCTTGCCGGTGCGTACATCTTTCCAGTCTTCTTTGAACCAGCGCTTTAACGACGCACCTTTTTCAGTCTTGCGAACGGCCATTTTAGCCGCCTCGCTTACGACATTTGGCTATGGCACCAGAAGCGTAGGCCGATGGGAAAACTTTGTATTGTGCCTTCACCTTATTGTAACAGGCGTCTTTGACGGTGCCGCCTTTCTTAAAGGAAGCCCCGGGCTTTTTATCGGGGGCAACCGCCCCCATCCCGCGACAGGGCATCATACTTAGACCATCTTGCCTTTGGTGTGACCTTTCATGCACACGCCGTCAGCGCGAGTAACGCCGCCTTTAGCGTAGCCTTTGGTCATGCCGCCAGCCATCATTTTCTTGGGGCCGCAAGCAGAGCCGCCTTTAGCCATTTTCTTTGTTGGACCAGAGCCTTCCATGTCCATACGCTTACGTGGAGACATCATCTTCATATTCATCATTTCTTTGCTCCTTTAGCTTTACGCTTATCGGCATTGTTGAATTCTTTACCAACTGACTGTGAAACACCAACCTGCTTAGCAAACTTCGGATTGTTCGCCACTGCGGCCATGAACTTTCGTTGTCGTTTGGATACAGTAGGCATGGTCTACCTCAGCAATTCCAAGCCCGCAGGCTCTTATTTATCCGACTGTTTGGGTCACTGGCGGTCTTACTGCTCGTGTTCTTGGCCTTCATCCCTTTCATTCTGGCGCAAAAAGACTTTCGTCTGGCTGCGTCTTTGTCGGTTTTAGGCTTTGGCGCAGGGGGTTTAAGGTTCATACCCTGAGCTTTCGCAGAGGCGCGACCCTTGGCATTCAAGCCGCCTTTAGGGTCTTTGCCTTCCTTACGAGTCCACGCTGGTGATTTAGCCACAGAACACCGTCACACTTGTGATTTCACTTAGGGTCATTACCGCAAAATCTGTTCGATTATTGCGAGTGGTTAAGATACCTTCCCCCGGAATAATAATGCTATCGGAGAATGCGGTGCCTGTCGGGGTATCTACCTGCAGTAACAAAGAACCACTAGAGCTGTTCAGGTTAAACTTTATTGACCCCGCGGTTGCGGTTGCAACGTAGTACAAGCCCTTAATCCGCGTACGGGGGAGCGCCAGAGAACCGACAGAACCGATCTTCACGTTGCCCGCAGAGGCGCCGCTTGCCGTGATTTGACTCACCACCGTGTAGAAGTTAGCCGACGTAGCAACACCAACGTTAGCACCGGTCACCACTTCGGTCGTATTAGCCCCGGTCAGATCACCGACCTTGATACCGACGATGGTAAAAGTAATTCCAGAGTCGTTACCGGCAGATGTTATGCCAATCTTATACCCCGTGCCGTACGGTGACACACTGGTTGTCAGCAGGGTCAAAGCACCAGCGGCTGCAATAGACGCGTTGGTGCGAAGAATGTCGTCATCCGGGGCCGAGTTTATCGCCCAAATATCATATTGCATGACTTACTCCTTGATGAGACCCTGTAAAATCATCGCTTTTCGCGCAGCTGAGCCCACTGGAGGCAGCTCAACAGGCGCAGGTGCTTGTTCCTTGGTGGTCTTTTTGGCTGGTTTTTTAGCCTTTTCGACGTCACTCATGGCTTACTCCTTAGCGGGTTTGTGCCCCGATGATGTAATCCAGTGTGGTTACACGCGTGCCTGTAGCTGAACCAGACAAGCTCATGGCTGCCAACGTCAGGTTTTCGTCATCAGGAATGTTGGTGGTGTGCTGGGCAACTTGTCGGCCGTTAACAAAGAACGTCACGCTACCGGTGTTAGCCACGTTAAACGAAAGAACAACGTAGGTGTTGTCAGCCAAATCTACACCAGAATCAGTGGAAGTCTCAGTGCCGTTTTTCTCAGTCTTGCACAGAATCGACGCGTTGCCGTCGTTGATCTGGAACACGATGCGGTCCGCAGCGGTCAACATAGCCTCTGGGTTAGTCGCAAAGTTAACGGTTAAACCAACACAAATGTCAGTCTGGTCAGCGTCATTGCACTTGATGCGGGTGGAGAAGAAGATGCCAGTGTTTGCAGCTACAGCGAATATCTCGTTGCCCTGAATAGAAGCGCCGTCGTCGTCCGTGGTAGCCGTGGAGGTCAGTGCCACTTCACCGCCA